TTACTTCGAGCCGGTAAATCAGTCAAGACACTTGACCAAGATATTGATGAGGTTATTCTTACGCTACAGCGCTGGAAAGAGATTTTAAAAGAAGATGTTAAACTGAACTGACCATGATTACATGGTCTGATTTGACACTACCGCCCATAAACTTATGGAATTTACCAAGACAAATTAAGATGGCTACAGAAGAAGGGAATACCGACCTTGCAACGCAACATGAAGAAATGATGCGTGACAAGGCAATAACTATTATAAGATCAAAAGCATCTGCTATTGATACCAGCAACCCCACAGGCTTATGCTGGACGTGTGGTGACTATATTGGTCATGCGCGTAGATGGTGTGATGCAGATTGTCGAGATAACGTAAATGAAACCTAGACTAAAAAAGATAGGGCGACTTTGGGTATGTTACACAGAGTGGGAAGATACGGTAACTTGTACAGGTAAATCACCAGAACAAGCGTATCATAGGTGGTTAACCAAGAACCAATTGAAATTAGAAGAAAGCCGCTGAGTAAGCGGCTTTTTTATTATGGCGTTAAAAACAATTCTGCTTCAGCGTTGCGTCGTCGTGTAAGACCAGCAAGCGGTTTACCCCCTGCTTTATCCCAACGCAAAAACTGTTTTGCTATTTCAGATTTAGGATCACCGGCTTTGAGCATTTTAACAAGCGTTGAACTGGCTAAATTACCTGCTCCAATATTGTAAGTAAGCGACACTAGTGCATCAAATTCATTTTGAGTTAGTTCAACTTTGATTGCATTTACTGCGTGTTCATATGACGTTAATGTTTTAGATAATAGTAATAACGCGGCTTCTTCATTTGCTAAAGTCTGACCTTGTTTAACTGCGCTCCCATCAGAATATCGCGTTGAGCCAATACCAATAGTCCATACACCCGCAGGGCATTTATAAGCAGTCAGCTTGCAACCTTCAAATTCTTTAATTAATTTTAAACCGCGTTCGCCTGTTTTCATTTTCTCGATCTCATAGAAAGTACCGTAATTAATTTTTGTGTTAAGCGTATCATGTCGTTATCAAGCAGGCGTATTTGGTCGATAAGCTCAATTAGCGCGTCAGTCGTTTCGGTAAGTATTGGCTTAACAATTGTCGTTACCCATATCCAAACAAAATAGACGATATACCCCATGCTACTTGATGCAATAATAGGGAAGCCATACTGGTTGATATATTTAGCTAATGCGTCAACATCCATCAGTCAATTCTCTTTTCTTGGGGATTATTAAAACGTGCCACTTTTTCTTTCTCAATTGGCATATCAAGTGTTTCTGTCATCAATACATCTATTTTTACAATATCCCCTGACATAGCCGTGACACGTTTATCAAGTTGCTTGATGATACCGATAAGGCTTTTAATCTTTTCAAGTACGCTATCAAGCAGGAATTTGATGGTCAGAAATACAAAGTACATTCCCACGCAAGCAGCGGCAATGGGGAAACCTACATCCGTTGCAAACTGTAGGAATTCCATTATTTACTCGTCCACCAAGCAATAAACGAAAACAATGCGCCAATGGTGAAGACAATACCGCCAATAAATCCTTTATAGCGTGTTTGCTCATTCTTCATTTCTTCAAGAGTGGCAATTATGGCGTCGAGTTTTTTACCGCGATCTTCAAAGATTTCTTCGAGGTTTTCAATTCGTTGCTCTACTTTAGCAAGGCGGCAGGCTTCGTCAGGCATGGCTTACACCGCTACCGCGCCAGCCATATCGGCTTGTGATGATACCCAGTTATAAGATTTTTCTAAGAATGTTGACCCTGTTTGCGCTTCTACGTCTGCTAATGGCGTGTGATAGCGTCTGAAGTCAATATCTTTAGTGTCATCGTTAGTTGGTTTTTGCGCGTAGCCTACCACGTCAATCATCACTGAAAATTGTGAATTGCGTTGACGACTAATAGACGATGTAACGATACGAAAATAAGCTCCAGCAAAAGGAATGCCGAAGTTGCTTGTTTGTAAATCAATTTGAATAGCCATTGTTGTTTCCTGTTTTGTTGTTGAAAGAGATTAACTTTTTACTTCACTGGTATTTAATGTTGCAACCCATTTTATAAATGTCGCTGATTTATAGCCCGATGTAATCGTTACACCTTTATTTGTATTATCTACTGCAATGGTTGGTGATGCGCCAAGACCAATAGAATCTGTACCGATAAGCGTTAAAGCAAGTCCTGTAACAGCCATTGTTCCACCATTATTTGAAACTGCGCCTGTAATGTTATAAGCCGCCATATTACCGCTACCAGATTGTTTAGCTATCAACGTCCCTTGAATCGCCATCGCTTGACCAGATGCTACGATAAGTTGATTATTAGTTGACGCAGCGCCACCATCAGACGTTAATGCTACGGCTGATGTAGTTGTGGTTAATGCGTATATTATAATTTTACCTGCTTGAACAACACCAGAACTACCGTCTGCTGGAGAACCAAAAGCAAATTTACCTACTTGCGCTGCTAAACAATATGCGCCTATAGATATTGAAAAGTTGCCAGATGCAGTTGAAGAATATCCAAGCGCAGATGCTCCAAAACCAGAAGAAGTTACAGTATATCCAATTGCGCCCGAATAGTTTCCGCTTGCAAGTGAGTTATACCCAAGTGACAGAGTGCGAGCGCCTCCTAAAGCCTGATACCCTATAGCCACACTATTCGCCCCAGTCGCACCATAGGTACTCGTATTGTTCGCAATAGCCGCAGCGAAACTATCTGTACCAGATGCGTATGAACCACCTAGTGCCATTGCACCTGCGCCGGTTACTGCTTTTGAGCCTTGCGTAGACGAGTTTAAGCCAATAGCGGTTGTATTTGTAACAGATGCAGTTGTACCTCTACCAATAGCAATAGCACTATTATCTGATGCAGTTGCTACGTAGCCTATTGCAATACCAAATGCACCAGACGACACCGACTGTATGCCAAACGCTAACGAGTGACTGTTTGATGCTGTTGATTCTTGTCCTATTGCAACTGCTCCGCTACTAGATGCAATAGGTCTACTGCTTGTATCGCCTATATTCTCAGCATACCCCCGCATTGGTTTTTTATCATCAGTTTCCCAGTTTGTGCCGTTACAAACAACAGCCAGACCTTCACCTTGTTGCAAAATAAGCGTAGTAACACCATCAATCGTTTCAGACGCATTAGGGTCAATCGTAATCGCACCTGTGCCAGTATTCCAAATAGTACAAGTAAATCCACTACCTAAAGTTGCAGCGGCTGTTAAGCTAACGGTAAATGTACCTGATGTACAATTAATGATTTTACCTAAGTCACCTACTACAACTGTATATGCGCTAGTTTTGTTTGATATGGTTTTTGTAGCAGCCGCAGGTGTAGACCATGTAGGTGCAGCCGCACCAGCAGAAGTTAATACTTGACCTAATGTACCCACAGCAAGCATAGCCGTTGTACCAGACGCTGTTTGGTATGGAATTGTACCTGCGCTTCCAGATGCTAAGTTGGCAACAGTTTGCCCAGCCGCAAACGTAATTGCACCTGTCATTGTGCCGCCAGACAGTGCTAAGTATCCCGATGCAGGCAAGTAAGAAGTTATCCATGCGCTACCACTATAAACGCGCATTTCGCTACTTGTTGTATTCCAATAGAGCGCACCAGTAAGTAGCGCATTACCATCGTTATCCACCGTTGGATTACTTGATTTTGCACCGAGATACCGATCATCAAACGAATCATAACTAGCCGCTGCTGCGGTAGCACTATTTGCCGCATTAGTAGCTGAGGTAGATGCGTTAGATGCTTGTGTTGTTGCTGTTGAAGCCGAAGTCGATGCGTTAGATGCCGATGTACTTGCCGCTGATGCCGATGTACTTGCCGCTGATGCGCTACTTGCAGCATTGGTTGCACTAGTTGCCGCATTTGTTGCTTGCGTTGTCGCCAATGCAACTTGCGCAGCGCCATTGGTTGTTGCTAAACCCGCTTGCGTTGTTGCAATACCAGCTTGAGTTGTTGCTGTTGATGCTGAAGTTGATGCGTTAGTTGCAGATGTCGCAGCGTTAGTAGCAGATGTCGCAGCGTTAGTAGCAGATGTACCTGCTGCGGTTGCTTGTGTACTTGCAGTTGATGCACTATTAGCCGCATTAGTTGCCTGTGTGCTTGCTGTTGATGCTGAAGTCGATGCGTTAGTTGCTTGTGTTGTTGCAGTTGAAGCCGAAGCCGATGCGTTAGTTGCTTGAGTAGTCGCAGTTGTGGCTGATGTTGATGCACCCGATGCACTTGTCGCTGCGTTAGTAGCGCTTGTCGCTGCCGCAGTTTGACTAGCAGTACAGCTTGCTACACTTGCCGTCATAGAGGATGCACTTGTCGCTGCGTTAGTGGCAGAAGTTGATGCGCTCGATGCTGATGTGCTTGCTGACGATGCACTGCTTGCGGCATTAGTTGCTTGAGTAGATGCTGTTGACGCACTTGCCGCTGCGGCTGTTGCCGATACGCCTGCATCGTGGGCGTAAATAGCTGAGTTTGGCGTTAAATGGAAAAACCCTGTTGACGTACTATAGCGAACATCGATAACCGCTCCAGCGCTAATATCCCCTGCTTGAATCGGTTCACTATCAGTAAGTCTAATGGACTTTGCGCCAAGACTATTTAAATTGATAGTGGCACTGCCCGTATTGTCATTAAGAGGTCTGAATACGACTTGTAGACCATCGGTGTAACTTGTTATGGAACTGTCTAGTGCTACCGCATAGGTATTCGCTGTACCGGTGTCTACAGCGAAATTGACTGTACCACGTTGAAGTTTGGTTTCACTTGGAAGTAATCCAAATGCAATTGCGGTAGCCGCCTTAACAGCGTTAACGTCTGAGGATTTCGCCAGAGTAATCTGAGCAATATCAGCCGGTGGGTTAAAGGTACTCATCTTTTGTCCTTACGTCATCTCGACGTTATGTGTAGCGTAATTATGCGTTATGGCGCATACAAATTATTAAACTAACGCGTGGTTTATCTGAATCATTTAACACCCAATGGTCAACGAGGTTATTAAAACTAAATATATCGCCCACAGGAGTAATAACAGATTGTCCTTCGTAGTTAAAAGATTGCTTATCATTGGATTCTAAAGGGATTAAATATTTATCTTTATAGTATTCTGCATGCCAGCTACCTTTATCGCTATGGCGATAAACTTGTTTGCCGGCAGGAATACGAGTAATTAAAATGCCACCAAATTCTGTTTTATGGATATTGTGTTTTTCACAAATTGCACGGCTAATCTTAGCAATTTCATCTTTAAATTTCTGATCGTTAATATAGAAAACGCTATCGTGTTCATCATGAAATGCTAAAGGGTTTGATGGATTATAATTTTTAATATCATTATAGCGAACCCAGATATCGTCAACTTCTCTATGTGGAGATTTAGACGATTCAGTACGTTGTTTAAATTTATTCCATAAATAATCATTATCAGAAATAAATTTATTGATAGCCGATACATCAACATGAATACCGGTATTGACCATATTGGGTTTGCCGATAAGCACGTCATCTATATTTTCTGCATCACAAGTATCTGTGGCATGGATACATAGCCAAACCACTCTACCGTTAACGGCTTGAACGCTATGCTCAATACCGGCTTTAATTTCAATAACAGCAGGAGCAAAATAGGTTTCTTGAGTATCGCCTTGCCAAACTATAGCGCATCCTTCAACAAGAACACTCATGTGGTCAAAGGTATGAGCGTGTTGCTGAACTTCAAAGCCATCTTCAATAATCACTTCTTTGGCATAGACTCCGCCAATAAAGTGATGTGCTTGTACGTTAAGTCCGGTGATACTCATAAATACCTTGTGATGATGAAATTACTGTTCCAATAAACCCACAAACAGGCTTACCTACATTCATCACTATTTTACCAACTAATCGTTTAAATGTACTGCGATTTTTTACAATGCCAAATTGCTCTGCCATTTCATATGCCCATGCTTGAACAATATAGGTAAATAACGGGATATAAATCGCATTATTACGCAAGAATTCAGTTAGCGGTTTTGCCCACGCATGATAGCCGATGAGGATTTCTGGATGAGTAGTTGCGATCAAATGCCCAAATAAAGTATCAGCGTCAAATACATCATCTTCAAGATAGCCGTATTCGCGCATTAAAGTACACATTACGCTCATGCCACCGCTTTCGGGTTGTGGAGGTTGAGGTGTTTTAAACGAACCGAATTGAGATGCGCTAAACATGGGTAAATCAGTGTTTGGCATAGATAACATACCCACTGGTTTATTCTGAGAAACTTGCTCATACCTTCCGAGTAAACTTTGCTCATGTCGAGCCGCTGCGTTTGCTTTCATTTGTTCTAATTGTAAATCTGCTGAAGCTGCCATAAAGATACCTATTTGTTTGTTGGAGAAACTAAGGAAGTTGCAGTTTTACCCGCATCACTATTAATTAGTTGTGATTGAGCTGCCGCTGTAGCAGTAATATTTTTCTTCATTGCATTTGCCATCATAGTTAGTCCATTAGCATTAGCTGCCTTAGCTTTTTCATTCATATCTGGAGTAAGATTAATAGCTTTAATAGCATCGAGTAGCTGTCCGTCAATAACTGCGTGTGCTTGTAATACGGCATTAGAAGTTTCACGATCGCCTTTTAGTGCATCAACCATTACTTGATTTTCAGCAGTTAGTTGATTGGTTTGTTGCTTTAGAGTTTCATTAAATACAGCTAATTTTTTATCAGATTCAAATTTCGTATCTGCTGCCACGCTATCAATAACAGATTGAGTTACCTTGCCTGCAATTTCAATGTTCCCTTTACTAATAAGTTCTCTTAATCTAGCGCCAGAGTCCCGATTAGATGTGGCTAAATTATTCAAATCGTTTAGTATTGCTGTAGTAAACAAATTGGTAGCATCATTAATTGCTTTTGTATTCGTACTATCTACTGTAATTTTATTAACCGCATTCCAATTTTGAACTTGAACATCGTTTTCAGCTTGTCTATCCATACTGGTGGCTTTAAGACCAAGTCCGGTATTGAGCAATTGATTTTGAGCCTGTGCATTGGCTTCATTGGCTTTTTGTCTAGTTAATGCGTCTTGTTGCGCAATAGGTAAGGCTTGTTTAATAGCCGCATCGGTAGCAAATCCCGCAGCCGCGCCTGTATTGAGCATACCTCTACGCGATGCTTGCAAATTAGCTGCGTTAACTGCTTGCTGGATATAAGGATTATTTTTAGCTAACAGACCAGATAGCTGATTCGATACCATTGAATCCGGTGTAACATTGACTTCAGATGCTTTGGCAGCGTCCACCATCTTGGTAACATCAGCGGCTGAATTTGGATTAACAATGGTAGTTGGAGCGCCTACTTTAGCAACATTAAGCATTCCCTTATCAATCATATCCTGTGTAATACCAGATGTGACTGTACTATTTATAGGATTACCAAGTGCATCAAACCCGCCACCTAATGTTTTAGTATCAAGTGGTGCGGTGGCATTTTTTAATTTTAAATCATTAGCAGTTTGTTGCGCTAATTGATTGGCAGTATCTTGCTCATTAGCTAATTTTGTCGCAGCGTCTGCTTGGATTTTAGCATCAGCATCGGCTTTTACTTTAGCATCAGCGGCAATCTTTGCATCAGCTTCAGTTTTAGCATCGGCAACAGCTTGGTCAGCAATAGTCTGAGCTTGTGTTTTTTGAGTAGTCCATCGTACATTGTTTGTAGGATTAGCCATCAATGCAGTTTTAGCTGCCTTGTATTGCGCACCACCAAAACCACCTACCCAGTTAACAGGATTGCCTGTTACAGGATCAAGCGTTTCTTTTTGAAGAACCTCATCTGCCCAAGTACCTAAACCAGTATTGATAGCTTTCCCAGCGACACCCGATATGGCTTTAGTTGACTTATCAAGCCTAGATGGATCGGAATAATAGCTACTAAGTGTATTTTGATCAAAAATAGGATTACCATACGCATCTGTAACTGTGCCGTATTTACCTAAATTAGCCGCTAAATTAGCATTGGTTGTACCGCTAACTAATCCACCGTATGAATCAATATACTTCGGATCAAAAGTTTGCGTTGCCGTAGTTGGTTTTTGTACAGGTGTTCCAGACCGCAACCCCGCTGCTATTTCTTCTATAGTTGCCATTTAATTATCTCCGTCCTGTAACATATTGTGACCACCATTGGTCAGCAGCGGCATTTCGATTATCATTATAATTACCTAAGTTAACACCAGTTTGCTGGTTAGTGGGTATTTGGAAATTCTTAAAGGCATCCATAAAGCCTTGAGTTGCTTGTGTACCAAACGCTTGATTCTTGGTATCGACACCACTAAGAATACTATTTTTAAGCGCATCGGCACTGCTATTCCAGTTTTTCAAAAACTCTGTATTTTGACCGCTTAAAGCAGTTTGCTGTTCTCCCAATGCTGTTTTTAATTGATCCGCAGTAATGCCCTTTGGTTGAGTATTGTACCAATTAGTTAAATCAGCCGTAGTAAGAGCAGGAATGCTTCCTGTATTTATTGTACTAGGAGGACTTGTCGCAGCAGTTCCTGTTCCGGCAGTTCCTGTTCCGGCAGTTCCTGTTCCGGCAGTTCCTGTTCCGGCAGTTCCTGTTCCGGCAGTTCCTGTTCCGGCAGTTCCTGTTCCGGCAGTTCCTGTTCCGGCAGTTCCTGTTCC